CGCCTGGATGATCGGTGGCAAATTCCGCGTCATGACCAAGAACGACTTCGACGCCTTCGCCGACGCCCTTCCTGGCTCCCTCATCTGCTGGGACATGAGCGGCTGGACTGTTCTCGTATGTCCTGGGGACAGCGAGCGAGATGGCCCTATCAGTGTCCACGCCTACAAGTTCTCCGGAACGGAACACCCGAGCCATGATCTGGCCTACATGCTGACGCGTGAAGGCTGGGAGGAATTCTGATCATGGACCTAGCCCAAGAGAGGGAGCGGCTTCAGGCTCTCGATGAGTATGGCGTGAAGACCACTCGCCAGTGGAACGCTTACCATGCTGAATGGGAACGTCAGCATCCCGGACTGGCAATCGTCCGGAGGGTCGGTGGCAACATCCTCCTCTGGGCATTCGCGGCAATCTATTGGGCGGCAATCCTGTCTCCCATAGTCTACTATGTGAAAGGACTGCTCAATGTGTGATATCTGTGAAAAGCGCAAGACCCTCGCCTTGAAGGGGCTGGAGGCGAAGAAGCTCGCCTCACAGATCGAGGCAACCCAGATGAACTACCTCGTCGCGTGTGCCAACAAGAATAGAGCCGCGATGGATTCATCGCGAGCCGAATACCACCGGCTCCTGGACGGTCTCCTCGACCTCCACGCCATCACGGCTGAACTGTCCGAGGAGGTCACGCTCGGCATGATCAACATGCTCTTCGGCGATGACGATGAGGCCGCTGATCACATTCAGCGAGGTGGCCACACCATCAATTAATCCGAGCCCAAGGTGGCTCTCGGGCGCACCAAGGTTTCAAAAGGGTCAAACCAGCTTTTTCTCAAGTATCACCTGGACGAGCGTTACGTCTTCCTCAGGGGACTGGTCTCGTATGATCTCAAACTCCTCGTCCAGGTCTTCCTCAGTTTCCACCTTACCGCCATCCGCCACAATCACTCGTGGAAGCCAGAGCGACATCAGGTGTTCCAGGCCATGGATCATCTCCAGAGTGTGGCACCATCTCCAGTTCATTATCGTGCGGAAACCTGTCAGCTTTCCAGGGTTCTGCTGGAAGTTCGTTTCATACTGGACGATCAGGCGAAGCAAGCGGCCGATCCTCACCTTGCTGATCTGGGGAGCATCCGGGAAACACTGGTGCATGAGGTCGTCCTTCTCAATCAAGCCAGAGAAGTTGTTATCGCCTCTATTCAGGTTCCGCTCGTGCTCCTTTAGGAACCAGCGATATAGACGAAGGCAAGCCAGCACGTTGTCCGGATCAAGCAGTCGGAACAAGCCCTTTTCGTCATTATCCTTAGGCGGAATGAAAGCCGCGCCTTTGTAGTGACCGCCTACCTTTCCCTTCAGGACCGTGTATTGTGTTCGATAATACAGACGCTGAGTTCCGTGCATTACAGGGCGAATGAGCTTTATAGACATGTTCTGTGGCCTTTCCAGGATATAAGTGGAGTCAGTGAATTCAACCTCTGACAGCCTACATGTCTGACAGGACGTTGTAAAGGCTGGTGTTTCTCCGGTGAATGTCAGCAGTTCATCATGTCTCCTGGTGGCGCTACTGGCGGCAAAAGTTCGGAGGGCTGCGGGGCAGGGGCATTCTGGTATGATACACTGACATTCTGTGGATTGGCAGTTGTGCAAGCCCAGAGGGAGGGCTGAGGGTTTGCTCGGCCTCCGAAGTTTAGTAGTGCCTCTACTTACTATTATGATAAACTGAAATAATATATAGTAAGGCATTGGAAGTATTGGTAAAAGTTCATGTCAGTTTGTAGTTCTGCTGACTCCACTCAATCTTGACTTGCTTAAAGCTCCTCTCCTGGGCTAGTATGACATCGGCGATTTCCGATATTCAATCTCTCGAGCGAGCGCCCCTGATCTCCCGAGACCAACCGGAGTAATCTCGTATGTCCAATCTGCCGAGAAAGACGCATATGTTCTCACCCGTCGAATACCAAGATGCAGACGGCAACTGGCGAGTGAAGATTGTAAGTCAGCGAGAGAAGCTCGACGACCGAGCGAAGGGTATCTTCCTTTCCGAATATGGGGACCACGGTCGTATAGGACATGCTGCTCAGGCGGCAGGAGTGACAGCGCAGACTGTCCGTCGCCACATGGATACCGACCCTGAGTTCGCCGAGGCTTGCCTTGCGGCCGAGATCACTTACCGAGACAAGCTGCTGGAGCATCACCAGAACCTCGTGTTCGAAGGCACGGACAAGGTCACCTACGACCGACAGGGGAACATCGTCTCCACGGAGAAGATCTATCCCATCCGCCTTATCGAGCTCGAGCTCAAAGCCCACGACGAGCGCTACCGTGACAAGCGCGATATCGATGTCAAGGTCTCTGGTGGCGTGTTGATCGCTCCCGCTGAAGTCGGCACCATTGACGACTGGGAAGCGAAGTTCAACGGAACGACGATCGAGGGTGAAGCCCAAGAGGTGGACGAGAGCTAAGGCAAACTGGAACTCTCACTGTAGCGTTCTCCTGAGAGCCAGCGCCATCAGCCTCTCGCTCTCGCTCGCGAGCCTCCGGCGTCTCCTTCTCTGGGCGTCTCCGACGATCGATCTCCAGCCACCTCTCGGCAGACGGCAACTGCCAATCTCGCATACTGGAATTCTCACGCCAGAGTTCTCACGAGAGCTGTCACCTTGGCCGATCACTCTTCTCCGTCTCTCGGTCCTCCTCTCGGTCCTCTCAATCCGTCCTCGATCATCTCCTCGTCTCTCCCTCTCCCGTCCTCGACGTCCGTCTTCCAGATCGCTCCACTCCCCTGCCGACGAGACAGATCGCCTCTGAGGAGAGATCTCTGGCGATCTCTGCCTTAATTCTGCCACATTTCAAAATCGCGCACTCTGTCCGTTCCCATCCCGCTGGATTGAGATCATTCTCGCAAATCCCGGTCCAGAACGCAAGTCCTAAAATGGCGATTTCACATTTATTTTTCAAGTCCCATTTTTCCGCTTGCGTCAGATCCCGATCTGTGCTAATCGCGCGCTCCCGTGCTATATCACTCCAGCCATGCCAGAACGGGACAGGGATGCTGTCCTAAATTATTTTATCAAAAGTGAAAAATAAGGGTTTACATTTGCATCGGGGCATGGCATCATCAAGTCACGGTAAGGGCAACGGTTGCTCTACCGCTCAACCGACCAAAGGAGACCACCATGACCAAGTCCGCTTCCACCGCTCGCGTTGCCCAGTCCAGCCGCAAGGCCGCTCCCAAGGGCAATGCTCCCGCTCCGCAGACCAAGCCTGCCGCGACCGCCAAGGCCGCTGAGCTGACCGGCGTGGAGCTCGCCCGCCAGAACGTCGCCGCCAAGGCCGAGTCCGGTATCGGCGTCACCCTCCACTCCTCGGGCAAGCCGATCAAGGGTCTCGCCGCTGAGCCGGTCGTTGCCAAGCCTCAGCGCAAGATGCTCCGGGTGATTGACAAGATCATCGGCCATCCTGGTAAGGGGAACTGCATCCACCGCTTCCACCTCTACCGCGAGGGGATGACTCTCCTGGACTGCAAGGTGACCGAGGGCTTGATTCCCAGCGACGTGACCTTCTACGCTCAGTGCGGCTACCTGACCCTCCGGGACGCGACCGACGCCGAGTATGAGGCCGCTGTCAAGGCATGGGAAGCGAGCCGGAAGACCACCGACGATCAGGCCAAGGCCGCCTGAGACAGACCACGGAGGGGCGAGGCGACTCGTCCCTCCCTCCCCTGACCTCCCCCCATCAACGGCGATCGACAGATCGCCTACGGGAGTGGTCCCGGCAATCCGACTGGCTCAGGGAAACATGAACCAACTGCAATCTACAAATGAAGATGAAGATTGACGAAGGAGGGCAAGTCTTGCCAAGAGTGTTGAACGCTCGTAAGGTGGGGAAGTTCGTAGAGGGAGCGGTCTATGTCGGTCGTCCTTCCAAGTGGGGCAATCCATATGAGATCGGCGAGGACGGAACGCGGGAAGAAGTCATTGCGAAGTTTGAGGACGCGATACGGAGCAGCCCAAGAATGATGGAGGAGGCAAGACGCGAGCTGAGAGGCAAGGATCTCATCTGCTGGTGTCACCCCTCCCCTTGCCACGGCGAGGTCCTGTTGAAGATCGCCAACTCGGAATTCTGAGAAGAGAGCGACAGCTATTTAGCGGATTCCCATTTTTAAGATCCCAAGGCGCACCCACGTCCTCTCTGGGCTCGTTGGTCAAGATTTGACAGCAGAGCCGACGAGAATCCCTGGACTTGCCAGATCAACTCCGATGAAGTATGCTCTCCAAAATGCTACGCACGAGGGAGAGCATAATGGCGCAGATCATTGAGCTTGGAGCACATGAGCGGATGACGGTGGAGGAAGCCCTCCAGCTCACTCTCCGAGAGAAGCCGACAGAGGTCCTCGTGCTGTTCTTTGATGCCGAGGACGACTTCGGCCTTCGCTCTTCCATCATGAGCAGGAAAGACGCTTTGTGGTTGATTGAGCTCGCCCGACAAGAGATTATGGAAGGTGGTGTTGAATGAGCGTCGGCATTCAGCAGTATCCTGACAATGTGATCTGGCGACCGCAGGCTGGTTCTCAGGAAGCCTTCCTCTCTGCCACTCCGATCTTTGAAGTTCTGTTCCAGGGAACTCGCGGCGGCGGGAAGACGGACTGCCTCCTCATGTCGTTCGGCATGTTCACTGGTCGCGGCTTTGGCGCAGCCTGGAAGGGTATCCTATTCCGGCAGACCTATAAGCAGCTGACTGACGTCATCACGAAGACGAAGAAATGGTTTCCACAGATCTGGCCTCAGGCGAAGTTCAACCATTCCGAGCACGTCTGGACATTTCCGGGTGGAGAGCAGCTTCTCCTCCGACAGTTCAAGAAGGCTGACGACTACTGGAACTATCATGGTCACGAGTATCCGTGGATCGGCTGGGAGGAGCTCTGCAATTGGGCGACTGATGACGGCTACAAGCGAATGTTCTCGTGCTGTCGTTCGTCCACTCCGGGGATGCCCAGGATGGTGCGAGCGACGACGAACCCATATGGTCCCGGTCACAATTGGGTGAAGGCGAGGTTCCTCCCTGACCGCATGAACATGAAAGTCCGGAAGGACCTTGTTGATGAGGAAGGTCGCCCGGAACCCGCTCGCCTCTCGATATTCAGCCGACTCCAGGAGAACAAGATTCTTCTTGAATCGGATCCCGAATACATCGCCAAGCTGGCCGCGTCCGCTCGTAACCAAGCTGAGAAGAAGGCATGGCTGGAAGGCTCGTGGGATATCGTCAGCGGCGGTATGTTCGACGACGTGTGGGATCCTGAGATCAATATCCTCAAGCCGTTCGCGATCCCAGATAACTGGCGGATTGACCGGTCCTTCGACTGGGGCTCGAGCAAGCCCTTCTCGGTGGGATGGTGGGCAGTTTCCAACGGTGAGGACGTCAAGCTCGCCGATGGAACTTATAGATCCACGGTCCGTGGTGACTTGTTCCGTATTGCCGAATGGTATGGTTGGACAGGCAAGCCGAACGAGGGGCAGAGGATCCTCGCGATTGACATCAGCCGAGGAATCGTGGAGCGTGAGCTCAAGTGGGGTTGGCGTGATCCGCGGAACCCTATGTGGACCCGCGTGAAGCCGGGAGTGGCGGACTCTCAGATCTTCTCTGCGGAGAATGGCAACTGTATCGCAACGGACATGCTCAACCGAGTGCGTCTGGACGATGGGGTCGTTTACAAGGGGATCAAGTGGCTTCCTGCGGACAAGAAGGCTGGCTCTCGTGTGACTGGCTGGGACCAAATGAGGCGGATGCTCAAGAACGCTCACCCCTCTTCTCTTGGGCCTCGTGAGCGACCAGGATTGTTCATCTTTGATAACTGTGACAACTGGATCAGGACCGTGCCAGTGTTGCCCAGAGATGAGGATGACCCGGACGATGTAAACACCGAGGCTGAAGATCACTCGGCTGACGAGACCCGTTATCGGGTGAGATTCGCAGGTCAGATGATCGGCGGTGGATCGACAACAGGGCATTATTAGCCGAAGGAAATTTTGCGCTTGCTTTTCGGTGGGGGATGTATTATGGTTGATCCCATTCGTGATTCGAGGGCCGAGTATGACCACCAACCTCTCTGAGAAGCATCCGCAGTATGTCGCCCAGTCGGAAAACTGGACGCAGATGCGTGACGCTTACAAGGGAGAGAGGCAGGTCAAGTCTCGGAAGACGAAGTATCTCCCCGCAACGAGCGGGCAGATCGCTGATGGTATGGAGCAGCCGACTCTTCCGGGATGGAAGGCTTATGAAGCCTACCTGACGAGAGCTCGGTTCCCAAACTTCGTCCGTGAGGCGGTGCAGACCGCCATCGGGATGATGCACAGTCAGCCTCCCAAGATCAGCCTTCCTAAGGATTTGGAGAATATCCGTTCTGCAAAGGGCGAAACTCTTCCGCAACTCTTGCGCCGAATCAACGAAGAGCAGTTGATCACCGGCCGAGTCGGTCTTCTGGCCGATTTGCCGACCAAGACGGCCGATCCGCTCCCCTATATCGCGACTTACGCGGCTGAACGGATCATAAACTGGGATGATGGGACAGTTGAGGGCGCGGTTCCGCAGCTTCTCAACTTCCTGGTCCTTGAGGAGAGCGAATACGAGCGCAACAAGCTCAACTTCGGCTGGACAATGGAGGAGAAATACCGTCTCCTCATGCTCGACTCCGCTGGAACCTACCGTTTCAACGTTTTCAACTCCAAAGATCAGGATGTGAACGAAGAAACGCTGAAAACAGCCTCCATTCGTGGGACGACGCTCAGCAAGCTGCCCTTCGTGATCATCAATTCATGCGATTTGGTGTCCGAGACGGATGAGCCCCCGCTCATGGACCTCGGCAACCTCTGCATGACCATTTATCGCGGTGAAGCGGACTATCGCCAGAACCTGTTCATGCA